CATCGGATGCAACAGAAACATATGGGAAAGTTTCGAGAACTGATCCAGCTGTTCCAGTGAATGAACCGTTAACGTCTATAACTGCGACGTGGATTTCATCATTTGAACCATTGCGATTTGATGCATATGATGAAGTACCCGGAGCAGCATCAAAAGATGATTTATAAGTCCATCCATCGAATGCTGAATCACTTATAGATGGTGGACAGATTGAAACTCTGAGTGAATTACCCAGTGCACCTGGGTATCGTGCGACAAATGTGTATTTGTCTGAATCAAGCGATGATTGCTGAGTATCGAAATTTGATTTATTTTTTACAACTGGATTTGTCAAAGCGCCTTTATTGTAAGAAGCAGTTTGACCTGTTGTAGATGAAGCATTTGCTCCGTTGGAGTCCGCCATACGAACAACTTGAAGAGAATTCGAATAACGCAAAAAATATGCAGCATTATGGAAATCAACAGTGTTTGTTGTGTTTGGTGTGGCAAATGTGTCTACTAAGCCTTGTTCATTGGCTACGAGTACTCTTTGCTCGACAGGACCCCATCTAAAATTGCCTACAATTGCGCCAGTAGAAGTTTGTACGTTTGGCACTCCGCCAGTGGTATCAATTTCTTTAACGACAACCGCAGGAGATTCTGATGGTGTAAAAAGTGCCATTTTTTTTATCCTTCTCGGTTTATACTGATATGAAACATTATACGAAGATTTATCAACTATCGATAGTATTTATAATATTTTTAATTTACATCAAATTCTATGACCCAGCCGGGTCTTTCAATCTCGTTATCGATATATTGTGATCCATCATCGACAAACCCAAAAGGTACTATATCATCTTCAATTTGTTTCATTTTTTGTTCAAATATCATTTGTTTCAAATCGATATCTGTCATGTCTCCAAAATATTGAGTAGATGCAAAATAACCAAACATCACTAGATTCATCATTAAATCATCGTGGTTCCCATCTGAGGCTTCATAAGATTGCCCCTTTGCAACGAACGTAGATACTTCGAGAATCGTGTTTTCGTCAACAATATTAATCTTACTATTTTCGAGTAAATCTTTAACTGCAGAGCAACCGAGTCTTTTAACTTTTCGTGTCATCAAAATGCCGATTGAATTTGATTTTACCGAAGATTCAACGTGCACATTTTCATATTCTAAATCGTGGTATAATCCATTGCAAACCACAGAACCCTGATCATTTGATTCAATAACAACATAAGCGTTATTGTAGACTTTCGCATACTTATATATAATGTTAGGGAAGAGAATAGGCGAGATAGTGTTATTGCGATATACAGCAACCTGTGCAAATGGGGACACGCTAATATCGATCAAATTAAATGTAGAATAGTCCTGTCCTCTTCCCTTGCTTACATCAACAGCCATAACATATTCATGACCTTTCGTCGGTTCTTTGTAAATTAAGAGATCACCACCTTCTAAATTCCTAATAGGATTCTGCGCTCGCATTGACATGAGAGTTTCGGCATTAATGAGTGTATCGCCTGTTCCAAAGAACGTATTCCCAAACTCTTGATCAAATTGAAGTTGACTAGTATTTGAAATAGTCTGCTTTTTCCATTCTTCGTCTCGTCCCGGTACATTCCACCAATCAACACGAAATGATTTAAATTCATTTACGTTCTGTATTGCACCTTCCCATAGCTTATAAAACATATTTCCGATACCGTTAGCAGTCGAAGTAACGATAATCTTTGTATCAGTACCAGCAGATACCACAGGATATGTAGATGTATAGAATTCTGCAGCTCTTTCTACAAATGCAAACTCATCTAAATAGAGGAGGTTGACTGACATACCCCGTATAGAGCTGCCAGAAGTAGCAGCAGCGATAACGCGTGAGTTATTGCTAAACTCCAATGAACCTTTATTAAGAGCTTTCGAACCCGGTTGTAAAAAGAACGGAATGTTTTCCAGCATGAGCGTGATACGAGATAACATTTCCCGAGCAGTCGCCCCTTTATTCGCAAGAATCGCAACTGTTTTTTCCGAGTGGAAGAGTGCATACCAGAGGAGGTACGCACATGCCGAGATTGATTTTCCGGATTGCCGACAAGCGAGAACAATATTATACCGATGCTCATTGAAATGCTCAAACATTTGTTTTTGATATGGATATAGCTTAAATGGAACTAACCCTTTATCAAGTGATATTACCTTTATATATTTTTCTGAAAAGTACACTGGATCATCCATGCACTTTTTATATTCTAGTAGTAAGTCCGGAGTCCAGTTTTGTTGAACACCATCACGCTTGACATTAGGATTCCCTAAGTAGCTTTGATTCATCATCTGGTTCAACATCAATTACTTCGCCCTTTGTCATCATTTTTTGTAATTCTGCGGTAGTTAGAAAAAAGTTATTCTGCTGGTTTTCGACTTGTTTCACTATTTCTTTTTGGTCTAAATCTTTTTTCTTTTTGTTTAAGTCCATTAGTCTGTCATTAACGTCTGATATATTTTTAATCATACCCGAAAGAACTTCAAATGCTCGTGGATGCTCAGATTCTCGAGCAACATTTACCATATCTTCGAGAGCATCTTTGCCTTTTTCTATAAGTTCATAATATGTATCTCGAGAATATTCGTAATCTGTCTTTTGATTATCTGTAGTCTGAGTCTGCGTCGTAGAATGTTTCTGTAAATCCGAAGTCACTGTCTGCTAATCCTATAGTTGATAATGGATTGGGATCGATTTGAATTGTTTCGATTCTTACGTCTGAATCTGCTGTTCCTGACCCAATTTCGAATATGCGAGCATTCGCTTGACGAACAACATTTGACGTACCAATTGATCCATAATATTGAACTCTCATTTCAAAATCGAGAGTGTAGATAATTGTTCTTCGAGCTCCAACTTCTCCTTCGAAATCATCGGTAAACCCTACACCTGCAATACTGATAGGAATATCTTCTCTATAATTTGGATACTCGTCTTTCAGCGGAATCATTGTTACTGTGTACTGAGGATTAAAGGTAGGAAGAATTTGCTCTACCATTTGCAACGCATCGTCTTGCGACTTTGCGTATATATTTAACTGGAACGCTAAGATATACGGGACTCCAGTAAAAAGCTTTTGCCTAGAAGTTGATGATTGACCGCCTTGGATATTATTTAATTTTGATAGTTGACGAGTCGTATCGTATGCCATACTTGTAATTTCAAAAGACATGCGAGGAAGCTTAAGCGCCACTTTAGTATCTGTGTCTAGATTAGGATTCTCACGAATTCTTTCGAGATACTTTGACTTAGGAGCATATGATAAAGGCACTTTGATTTGACTAATACCAGCACCACTACTATTTTTGCGCAAGACATAGATATTGTTGAACAATCTACCGAAAGTTGCAACACATTTTCTTGTCTTTTCGTGATAAAAGTGAGTACCAAACATTAGCTTTTATAAATTTCCTGTAAGTGATCTTCAAATTGTTCTACTTTGTCTAATCGATTAGGCCAAAGAATATAATCTTTTTCAGGATTCTTCTTTAAATTATTTAAAAGAGGAATAATTGCATTATATAATCTATCTATTTTATCTTGAGTTGCAGATGCAGTTTGTTCTACAGTCGCAGCCTGAGTTGTAGCTTTTTGAACAGCTTCGAGCTCATGCTCATCAACTGCGGTAAAGCCAAAATCAAAAATATCGTCTGACATTAACTTGGTTCTCCGAATGGATTATCTTCTGTAAAGTCAAGGAAATCGTCGGCTATACTACCAAACTCATCATTTTGTTCATTGTTTGAAAGAGTATTATCTTCAGTTACGGATAACACTTTCCGTGTATATGTAATTGGATCTAGATCACTAAATCTACCGAATGTAATATCTCTACCTGACACATACGTATGGTATTTTCCATCAGAAGCTCCTACATGGGCTAAATACAGTATACCGTCAGAATCTGAATATTTAACGATTTCACTATTAATCGTTACTCCACTCGAAAGTGTTTGTGTAGCGGTATCACCTTTCTTAACATTTGTTCCAGCCGGCTTTGATATAGTCACAGTCGGTGCAGTAACATAGCCACCTCCCGAATCAGTAATAGTTATACTGCTGATTGCACCGGAATCAGTAAGAGTCGCGATCGCTGTCGCTCTATAGTCAGCAGCTGTACCTGTCGCAGAATCTATAGTTACATTTGGCGTTGTAAGATAAAAATCACCGCTATCAACAATTGTAATTGATGATATTCTTCCACCATTACCGCTGTCAACAGTTGCCAGAGCAGTTGCTCTAAAATCAGAAGGGCCACCTGTTGGTGAATCAAATGTAGCAGTTACTCCACTAAGATAATTTC